GCCGTGCTTTCTGTATCCATTTTCTAATAATTCTTTGAATTGGGTGAGCCGAAAGCGAACAAGAAAATGGTTTTAGAAAGCAAAAATTTTCTATAAATCTGACGATCCAGATATAAGACTTCTTGAAGTAAGAAAGTATTATAAAAGCAAATTAAAAACAGGTCTAAAATTTAAACCTATTGTGGACTTATCCGTAGCATCAGCTATTGGTTTATTTTTAGTATTTGTATTTACTATCTTTAATGGAGTGGCTGAGGCTGGATTGGTAGGCTTTATAACAGGAGAACCTGTTATTAGTCATAAGGTTTTTCAGATAGGATATGTAATTTTTGCTTCGTTGACTATTCCTGCCTTCATTTGGAACTGGTATAGAAATAGAGACAATGTTTATAATACTCTTCCTAACGACATAAGATATATAGAGGCAAACTACCCAGAAACGAAGATAAAAAAGGAAGTTTTAAAAGATTTAAAAAAACTGAAAAGAAAGATTAAGATATTAGGAATTTTCTAATGCAAATCATTTAGGAGTTGTAGTTATGAAAAATAATGAGAGAACGAGATATGGAAATTACTACGGAAAGTTGACACGTAAAGAACTCCAAATTTTATCAGCTAAATTGGAACGTAAAGGATATGCCATAGATATAAAAGAGAAAAGTCAAGGGGTGGTGAAAGTTAAAATTATAGCTTCCAATCCTAACCGAATTATTTCTATTATAGAACCCAATATTAATGAAAGAATTATTCGTGAACCTATAGTTAAAAAACATAGGAATGTTTTTGTTGGAAGAAAGAGAAATATAAGACATTTATTTAGAGTAAAGGCTGTAATGAAAGAAATAGAAAAGTTTATAAAAAAAACTTCTAAAAATAAACATAAGGAGCAAGATGTACTGACTATTACTATTTCAATATTGGATTCATATATTGAAGAAGAAAAAAGATTTCTTTTGGGTAAAACCCGAGAAGAATTTAATTTGGCTAATGATATAGGAGAAGAAATAGGAGAAGAAAATGTTGATGAAAATAAATTATGGGAAGAATACAAACAAGTTTTAGATGAATATATGAAGGAATCTGAAAAAGTAATTCTAAATAGGGAGTATGGAAAGTATCCACAATTGCTGGAAGAAACTATTTCGAAGATTGAAAATATTAAAGAAAAAGCTAATAAAGAATATGAAACTCTGGACGTATCTTTACAGAGAGCAATTGAAGATTTTACAAAACTTAAGCAAGATATAGAATCATTACAAAAGGGGAAATAGATGCCAGTAAGTTGTATAGATGCATGTTCTCTTACAAGCTCGGCTATCACAATCAGTGAAAAATTTAAAGAATTTGTGAATTTTAAAAATTCAGATTGTTTAAGAGACGATGAGGTAAAAGGATATATAGAAATTTTCATAGATGACAAAAAGCATTTGTTTAACTGGTTGGGTAGAATAGAGTATATGTTAATAGAGAGGAATGGAGAAATAAACCCTCATATTATAGCTATGTTAGATAACATATGCAAATTTATTATGAATATTCAAAACACAATAAATAGCATACATAAAATCTGTACTAATTCAAGATATGCTTCCAAAAATAAACCTATACAAGATTTACTAATTAAGATCGAAACTGAATTGAGAGATTATTATCACAAAATTATCAAAATAAAAAAACCTTTGAAAATAGAAGAACCAAAAGAATTTATAGAAGCGATAGATTATCTAAAAACAAGATTAGATACTTTAGAAAATCAACTTTGTAAAAAAATGGAAAATCTATGTTAATAAAAATTCACTTAACCCACCCTAACCCCCACCACTCTCCCCACTCCCACCTCATTTTTTTGAATTTCTGTATAAGCAGGACTTATAACATCAACCTTAAATACCCCTTTTATATCCATTAGCTTATAAACAAGAACATCAGGATTTATCGCTCTTCCTATTTTGCTTCTTGTTTCAAGGATAAATTCTTCAACCCTTTTGTTTGCTTCTTCTAAAATCTGACTTGCCATAGGAACATAATCTGGAAGTAATGTGAGCTCTACTTTTACATCATAAGGAACCTCTGTCACAGCATTAACATGAACTAAATCTGTTAAAGGTCTAACATCTTCAGCTGATAGTATCTGGCTAACCTTATCTAAAACTGTCTGTGGAACAGGTAAATCTTTTGTTAAAACTATAACAAAAACTTCACCCGGTTTCGTAGCATCAGAGTAAGCATTTACATCAATAATAGAACTATCAGCAGTCATAGCCCAAAATATATAACCTTTTCTGCTTCCTGCAGTGTTAAATCTCCACGGAGCAAGTCTTATTCTTTCTCTTAAATGCTCGTCATCTTCTGCTTGCGTTCCTCCAGTGGAAACAGTTATATTTTCTGCCTTTAACACATAAGAAACAGGACTTACAAGCTGGTTTATCTCTCCAGCTACAAATCCATTACCAACTGTGCCAGCTGTTTCACATTCGTAAACTACATCAAAAGTTTGGACATCTGCAGGAACTATGACGGATTCAGATGGTTTGAAAATAGTCTTACCGTCTTTTGCAACTAATTTTACATTTTCATCAATCACTATTTGAGGATGAGGCACTTCAAAGGTAAACCTAATAGTAGTTTTTGCCGGCTGTGGTGGAAGTCTAACAACACCAAGCCATTCTCCAAGTAGATCAAGAGCCTCTCCAGATGCATATCTTAAAAAGTTTTGTTTTCTGTAGTAGTTAATTTTTCCTTCAAGCTGTGTTTGGTTATAAGCTATAAGGTCTATAATAAAACTTTCTACATCAGAAGGATTTACCCATACTCCAGTCATATTATAGTAGTCTTCCCTGAGCTTAGATATAATTTCATCTGGAGGTGTTATCGTAAACATAGCTTATCTCCTTACAAAATCTTTTCTTTATCTACTGAAGTTTCAGCATTTTGCTGTATTTCATCTATAACTGCATTGGCAATAGCCTGTGCAAACTTATCTATCCAGTTTATGTTATCTCTTCCTTTTCCGTTTATATTAAACCCCTGAGCCTGAAGCTCATTTATTATCCTGTTTTTCAAACTTGCTTTATCTAAAGCCATTTTTTACCCCTTTGATATTTTTACGTTAACTGAATAATCTGAATGAGGTTGTCCGGTAAATGGACAAATACATTTTTGAGTTACTACTCCAGATAAATCTGCAGATCCTCCGTCTATATCCACTCCATCATTTGAAATAAGTGTCGTCTTTCCATTTACAGTTATCTCTGCAGTCCCTTTTATATCTACAAAAAGTTTATGAGCTTTCCTGTCATATTCAATCACAGTGCCATCTTTGAATTTTTTTATCCATTTTTCTCTTGTAGCCTCTGGAGGAGTATCTTCCTTAGTATAAAAACTTCCTAAAACAAATCCCCTTTCAAAAGCTGGAGGGGTAAATACGCATAAAACCATTTCATCTATATCAGGTAGCCAGTATTCTTTGTCAAACTGGGTTTTTATGTATAAAACAGGTAGCCAGTAGGTAGTTAGGTTGTCGTGTTCCTCTAACTTCACCCTTACAAGTCCCCTTTCTTCATCAATAGCAACCACTTTGCCAAGAGCAAAAATTCTGTTAAACATTGCTTGTATATGCTCAACTTGCTCTTTTAGCTCTCTAATGTCGTTAAACATTTTTTACCTCTAAACAATCGTTTTTCTTCTATAACTTCTTGATACATAAGAACTCGTATCATCACTTTTGTTTTCAAAGTATTTAACTGCATAAGCAAGAGCATCTGGTAAGTCGTCATGAGCTCCTTTAGGAAATTCTTCTAATTGCTCCAGTAAGAGTTTCTGATTTTCTTTAAAAAGAATTAATCCATTTTCTATCAATGGTTCTAAAGATTTAATTCTAATTTCTTTCGGTGCATTTGATTTTACAGGTTTAATAGGTAAATGAACACCTTGTTTAGATGCTTCTCTCATAACTGTGTTTTTATATAGTTCCTGAAATACCTGTGCTTCAAATATTATCTTTTTAGGTCTGTAAAACCCATATTTCTCAATTAGTTTTTTTATGAATTGTAAATCTGAAATTCTTTCTCCATAAGCATCTAAAACATAGTAAAGTCCTGTATTCCAATCTTTTCCTATTGTTACTATTGCAGAATAATCACCATTTTTCTTACCTGTTGCAGGATCAACACCCATAATTATTTCTAACTTTTTGTTCCATATATCCTCTATGTTGTAAAATCTGAACCATTCAGATTTAAAGATGACATCTTCTTCAGAACGAGGTCTGTTTCTATATTCCTGAGCAAAAGCAGTAGAACCTATTTGTTCTTCTTTCTTCCTTAAACTATCTAAATCCCAATAACTT